AGCTATAATAAAGCAAGTAGTAGCTGTTAAAAGTGCAGGAATCATAAGCACACCAAACCACCCCACATAGAGGCGGTTATCGGTACTCGTAACCCAGTCACATAAACTATCCCAGTTAGTAGGAGTTTTCGTTAGTGTGGCTGTAGTCATTTATTTAAAAAGAATATTTAGCACCTAGTTTTGTGCCGTATGTATTATCACTATCTTCAACAGCTGCAAAGGATACTTCACCATAGAGGCCAAGCTTCTCACTAGCAGCTACAGAGCCACCAAATTTACCAGAGAAGTTAGAGTCACTATCAGCTCCATTTGCTGCGTTGATAGTTTTACCGCCTTGCACGTAGAAGTCTACGATTCCAGCTTGTGCTTCATAACCTACATGTAGGTCAGTAGTTCGGCTAGTATAATCAGAGCCAGTATAGTTAGCATTGGTTTCTACGTTGACGTATGGACCTGCAAATGCAGGTGTAGATATTAAGGATGCTGTGATTAATGTTGCTATTTTTTTCATTAGAAAATACCAGGGATAATTTGTCCAGTTGTTGCGTAAGCACCAAGAGCTGCCCAGATGCCAATCATGGCCCATCGGCCATTTTGAATTTCTGCGTTATCGTTCATGGTTTCTTCTAATGGGGCTTCGAGAGCGATTACTTCTGTATCGTTCATTAGTACTTAAATTGTTTCGAGGTGGCGGTGACGATGAACTGTTCGGGCCGCCACGTATCTCAAAGCAAATCAGTACTACGAGATAGACGCTCTTCTATGTCTTGTCTAAATGCTGGGTCAGTGCTGTATCGAGGATCAGCTATGTCTCTAGCTAATTCAGCTTGGCTTCTATATGGTTTGATTCCATCACTAGCTGCATTCTTACCTGTAACTAGTGGAGCCTCATAACCTACCTCTCCTCGGTAACGACCATTAAGGGCTTCAACTGCAAACTTAGTAGCTGTGTAATTGTTGGAGTTAACAATTCTATTGAAGTCTTCTACTTCAGAAGTCTCTAAATTTTCTACTGCCCACTGAAGCATTTCACCATATTCTTTTTCACCTCCAGCTATGTTTTTAATCTCAGCTACTTGAGTATTTTGAAGCTCTTGTGTCTTAGCTGTTTGATTATAAAATTCAAGATAAGATTTGATGAGATCTTTTGAATCCATCTTGGAAAGTTCCTCAATAGACTCAGGGGATAACTCGCCTCCATCTTTATATTCTTGAGCTGCTTTAGTTAGTACAGGGTTAGCTTCTGTTGGACTCTCTTCAGTCTCCTCTGGAGCGTCCTCCGCTTCCTCTGTAGCCTCTTCTTTTGCATCATCTGATGATTCTTGACTGCGTTGTTTTTCAAGCTCTTGATAAGCCTTAAGGAGCTCATCTTGATTCTTGAATTTACCCCCAATAAGTTCAACATTTTCATTTTCTTTATTGGTGCGGTCCCAGTCAGCATCTCTATCTTCCGCTTGAGCTTTCTCTAGCTTTTCGCCTTGAGCTAATGCTTCCGCTTCCGCTTGTTTTTGTTCTGCTGAGAGACCTTCATCTGAAGGATCGAATGTGAGTTTTTGTGCCATTGATTAATGAAGGATTGTCTTTACTGTTCCAAAACTCGGAACTACTTTTTCTGCTTGTGAATATTTACCTGCAGAGGCTTTAGCTTCTGTTGGAGCTTCTATTCTTTTCTTAACCTTATAGTCAACCTCTTTAGGTAGAGCCGTAATCATTTCGGTTGCCTCCCATGCTTGAGAGCCTCCCTCATATTTACCATCAGATTGGCGGGACCGCTTGCGGGGGGACTTGCTGGGCTGCTTGGGCTCCGACTTGCTCTGGGTTTTGGATGCCTTGGGTGAGGGCTTCGGGGTTTTGTTGTATGCCATTTACCATTTGTTCACCGACTGGTGATTTTGCTAATTGTCCTGCTTGGTTTACTAGAGATGCTTGCATCATGTCTTGCTTCATTGCTTGCTTCTCTTGCTCCATCGTTGAAGCATCCTTAATAAGGTTGAGAGTATCTATACCTGATGCAGCGGCTAGACGTTTGAGGTATTCCTCTGGAGATATGTATTGCATAAGAGCTTCCGGTCCAAGACCTTGAGCTGCTGTTTGCAAGAACTCGACAAGAGCTACTTTGTCTTGACCTCTACCAATTCCATTTAATCCAGCCACCACAATAGGGGTTACTAGATCTTTAGGTAATTGAGGCATCCCTTTACTACGTCCAAGTACGTGTAATTTTCTATCGAGGTATGGACGTAATAGATCAGTCGTAAGGTTTCCAAAGATACCTCCTAACTGCTCGTTTAATTCCTGCTGTACTGCTTGTACTTCAGTGCTGGTTGTGCGTTCAGAATCTCTAACTTGTAGAATAAGGAAAGCATCTGACAATCTCCGAGTCAATTCTCGTATCATGTCTAGGACTGATTTGAAATCTGCAGTCTTACCAACTTGAATTACATTTACGTCATCTTTTCGCCCCTGAATAATTGCTCCATTTTGAGATCTCGCAAGGCTTTGGGGCTTTAAAGTAGAGGATGGGGCCACCGTGAAAATTACTTTTGCTGCAGCTGCCGATCCTTCCACAAGACTTTGCATTAAGCCTTCAAGACTCTTAAGGTCGCCGATAAATTCTTCGACCCTCCCTCGCCCATAAGACTCCCCGGTACTCTCAACAACATTAAATCTTAGACATAGCCAAGGATTCAATTTCTTAGGCGCACTACTTTGTGAGCCTGGAAGAATCTTACCGTCTACTTCTTGGTGCCATCTAAACTGACCATCTTTTAATTTGACACATGTATATACCTCTGCCTCTTCTACATCTGTTGCTCCGGTGGTACCAAATTTAGGACCATCTTCACCTGGAGCATTTATATCTCTATCTCCCAAGGTGCCCTTCATGGGCTGTTGAAATTCCTTTGGTAGTAGAGATCTGTGGACTGATTCCTTTGTTAGGATTTCTATTACTTCACCGTTACCGTCTCTAACACAGACGTAACGATCTAATGGATAGACCTTAAGGGCTTTCTTCCCGGCAAAGATTAATACATTGCCTGTGACAACTAAATGCTTCATCGCTGTGTGAAGCATAACTCGATCTGATGTTTCTGCGATCTGTTGCATGATGATCTTCTCCATCTTGGAGAGAGATAAATCAATCTCAGATCTAATCTCTGGAGTTATGTCTGGTACAGCTGATAGCTCAGCATCATTTATTTGCAGTTTAAAAAAACTTGTATTTACAGGGAAGAGACTCAACATCAATTTGGATGCGAGCACGTTGACACCCTTGGCTCCTAATGACTGCCAAGGTATTGGTAACTTACCTCCCTTTGTTTGACCATCATTGACGACCAAATAGGGGAGAGTAAGTTCAGCACAATCTCTAGCAGTATCAAGGAACTGTTGCCTATCCGCCGCTAAAGATTGGTAGCGGGTTAGGGCTTGTTCTTTCATGATGTCTACTTCTTATTCTTCTTCTTACCTGGAATGTTGACACCAGAGCCGGTAGTTCCTGTATTAGTACTTCCTGTTGTTCCTGTTGTTGTTGCTGGTTTAGCAAGATCAATTCTTAACTGCTCAGCACCAGAACCTGCCTGCTTAAGTCTTCCTCTCTTAGAGTTCTTCCTGAGTTTTGGATTCTTCGGTTCAGCTGCTACTGGAGCTGATAATGGTGTAGGAATACCTGGGGCTGGAGGAGCTGGAGGAGGAGCTGGAAGGGGATCTGGAGCTGGAGGTGGATCTGGAATATCAGGTGCGCTGCACATAATTCTTCTCTCGTAAGGTTTTTATATATTCAACGACACTTCTTTGGCCAGATTCAAACATGATCTTGCTTAGAGGTTCGTTGGGTTCTGGTAATTTTTGTGGAAATACGGAGTCAAGTTCCTCCAAAATTTTTTCGAGAAAATCTTGACCACCAAATACATCCTGAGTATTTAATTCAGCCATACATGGGGAGATTAACGTTCGAGGATTCAAAGAAGGCAGGCATTCGACTACGTTGAGTCGCTACTAATCCTTCTGTCTTTCCTCGGTTATATAGATTGTCTGATTGTTTAATCCAGAAATCTTTATCTAGATACTTATCTTTTGTATCTACACCTAAACCATCCATTACCCAAGCCACAGTGGCTTTTCGTAATTTGTTTAGGCGAGGTGTACTTTTCAGTCCTAAATCGTGAGCTACCATTCCATGAATTTTTACGTGCTGGATTTCGTCGTTTGATATATCAGCACTCAGAGTTCTAAGCCCGATGTCTCCGTTAAATCTATAGAAGGGGAGGAGAACGAAGAAGACGGAACGCTCAAGGATGGCTGCTTTAAGGATGGGATGCTCTGGCGCAGCAAGCCACGCATTAAGAATGTTTTGAGCTTCTCTTTCTGCCATATCGTTAGTGCCGTGAGCATTAACAACATACTGAAAGCCAAGGTCATGTTTATCTTCATCTTTTTGATTTGATTCGAGGGCTTCTATTACTCCAGGGACATTTGGTAAATCTTTTTCTAAACCCTGCTGTAAAAATTCCTTGACTGGTAACTCAAGAACACGCAGAGCGAGGGCTCGATAGATTGAATCTTCCGAGCCTTCTTTTAGTTTTCCTTTATCTACTGCTACAGGAGTCCACTTTCTTTTTCGTTGGGTTAATTTCGTGTATAGGGATGTCATTCTGCACAAGCTGAACAAAAATTATTTTCTTGTTCTTCTAACTGTTCTTCTAGAACTTCGTTGAAGATATTTTCATAGCCCTCATCTAAATCAGCGGTAGCGTCATCTTTCCGTAAGGTATCAGGTCTAACCTGAAGGGCATAATACATACTGGTTTGTGGACTGTGGAGCCATCTCTCTATAAATGGATCGTCATAGGTTACGAGGTCTGACCAAGTGTTAAAACTATAGCCATGAAATAATCCGGTCTTTTCGTATAGACGTACTAAAGCATCAGTGAATCTCTTATAAGTTTCCCATCCAACTTCAGCAGCCGTCTCAACATTAGGTCCGTAGTCATAGCTCTGTACTCCTCGAGTGCCAGAGTCACGATCAACATGTCTATTGATAGGAGGAGCTACTTCCGGCGTTGATGTATATCCATTTATATCTGTATATTCATAAGAGCAACTAGCAGTAGGAGCAATACAAAATGCTCTTTCCATACCATGCTCTTCGGCTATTTTTGCAGCGGCTTTAATACCCTCATCTATTGCTCTAGCAATTTTCCCTGCATTGGTATCTGCTGTATTACCACCAAAGGTAAGTGCTGATAATTCTGTAGCTACTTCTTTATAAGTCGCTCCATTATTTGCGAGTAAGTTTGCTAATCCAATGAGTCCAAGTCCGACTTGCTTATCCTTCTCGGGTGGGAGATATTCTCCTGTTGACCCGACGTTTGTTCGTGGATGGAGCTCACACAAGCTGGACATACCCTCAGTAAAAGCTCGGGGTATGTCGGTGATACTACAGGCACCGAGATTAACATGCTGTAAGAGGCATGTTCCACGTGAGGGCAAATAAATTTCCAAGCAGACATTTGAATAAATCCTCTCTCCTTTAAAGTGTCGATCTGTATATTTAATTTTGTTTAGCCAAATATCTCCCTTCTTTATTCCTAATAAAAGTGCATCCTTTACTTCTCTTGATGCTTCATACCACCACTGAGGCTCAAGGTCTACACACCTCTTGACCCAGGGTAGTTCTGATCTAGGGGTAGTTATAAATTCAAGTATATCTGCATGGTTTAAATCTAAATGAAGCACTATAGCTCCCCCTTTGTAGTATCCCCCACGCCTAATGACTTCATTAATGGTGGAGTATATTTTTCCAAAGGATACGGGACCAGAGGAGACAAGTCCTTTTCCATTGTCATGACCCTTTGGTCTTAACTTTGATAAATGTATTGCACACCCTGCCCCTTTGCGAAGGGCATGAGATGCGAAACGCCACGAAGCCTCAATGCCCTCCGGTCCTTCGCAACTGTCCTCCACGACGAAAACCGTACATGACACAGGTAGGCGAGAGGTTGGATCATCTATCCAGCTCTGCACCCTACCGGTACGAGCTATTAAGCTATTCATATTAAATCTTCTAAGTAAGGTGGTTTATAATTTGGTCCCTTTTGGACTTTTCCGTTCTCATCTTTCATTGGTTTTCCATTAACCATCTTGCTCATGTTGCTGGTGTGAACACGATCAAGAGCTTCATCTAATTCCCATCCAGCGAGAGCGGCAAACTGGAAGCAAACATACACAAGATCAGCTAGCTCTTTTAAACTATTTTCTTGAGACTGTTGGTGTCTAGGGTAAGCAATCCTTTCAGAGTTAGCAGCTAAGAACTCAAGATACTCTTCACTGATGAGTGATTCAGCTTTGTTCAATAAATCATCCTTTGGCTTGGCTATAGGTTGATCCATAGCAACTCTAAATTGAAGGGCTTGGCCCATCAGGTCCGGTACATTTGTCATATCAAAAGCGTTGTGGAATTTGCGAATAGATTTCATTAGGAAGATCAACCATGCTGTTTTCTTTTTCTAGGATGGTGATCTTTTTCTTTAAATAGACGATTGCTTTTCTTAGATCGTCTATCTCATCTTCAGATGATTTGTGACCTGCTCTACAGACATACTTAATAACGTTGCCTAAGAAGTAATCGAGTTGTTGGTCATGGATAATGTCCCATACCTCATAGATTCCTCTTTGATAGTGATCAGGTGAGAATTTGGTGGTCATCTTTAATGTGTTCAGTGCGGCGGAGTTCGGTTTCAGCTCTATCTAGAAAGCCATCCATCCAGGGTTCCCAAAGCTTTGCTTGTTGTGGGAGCTCTGCATTTTTGTAGGCATGAAGTGCTGTGAGAGTATTTCTGATGTACTTGAGTTCAGCTCTGGTGAGATTCATGGTGTTATAAGTATTGGCTTTTGTTTCTTGGCATCCCAATCTTCGGCTTGAAGTATTCGAGCAAGGCGCAATGTTCTCAGTGCATCCTCCTCTGTCTGATCAGCGTCAAGGAATGCCTTTACTACAGCTGGCCAGTAATCTTCATCTTCAACAGCGTCTAAAATTTTTGCTGCTTTTTTTGGTCCAGCTCCAATAACTCCTCGGTATCCATCTGTACTGTCTCCCGTAATTGTCTGTTCAAAAAGTTTTCTCTTAGCAGCTTCGGGGGTTTGAGTCCATTCCTCTTTAAGGTTATAAAGACGACAAGGTACCTGTTCCATATCCTTATCTGGAGAGATAAGAACGAAGTTATCTAGAGAACCATTAGTCGCCAGGATGGAACAAACATCATCAGCTTCGAGGGCTGGCTTCATGAGTGATGGCCATGTGCTCATCCCCCACTTCTTAAGTTTGAGATAACCCGCTGGCTTACGTTTAGTTCTGTTCCCCTTATATGTAGGGTCAACCTTTTTTCTAAAATTAGTCTGATCTGTGAAAGTTAATAGAAGATCTTTGCTGTCAAATCTTTCACATAGTTGTTTGATTTCATTCTCTACAATCTTCTTACCATCTTCAAAATTTCCAACGATAACGGTTAGGTCTTGGGTGTATTCCAGCTCGAACTCCGAAGCGGCGGCTGCTCGATAAAAAAAATAGTCTGCATCAATTAGTAGCTTGGGTGGTTTCAGTTTCATTTTTAGTGAGATAAATAACGGCTCGACTTAATACCTCTGGATCGTCATGTAGTAGACCTATGCCTGCATTACAAGAGCTGCAGATATATCCACGAAAAACGTTCTCCACATGACAGTGATCTAATACCCATTTATCTGTGTGTTGGTTACACAGTGGACATAGCCCTGGAGGTGGAGCAACGTGTTCTCGTTTTAGTTTGTTCCTAAGATTTTCTAGTTTCCTATGACAAACCTTGCATCTATTTCTTGTCGCTCTATGTCTACCATCACATCTTTTAAATTCTGAATCGGGTTTGGTCTTTCCACATGTCTTACATGTTTTAGTGACACTCTGCCCAATTCGCTCCGATATTGGTATCGCAGTCAAGCTCGCATCGAAAAGCGAGCTCTGTTCGTACATCCTTTATAGATTGCTTTATTAATTCACATGCCTTCTCTGCATGTTCCGTTTTGACTGACAATTGCATCTCGTCATGGATGAAAGCCAGTGGCCAATAGTCGACCTTGTTTTCTTGTAGGAGTTGGTTAGATCTAATAACCCAAAGCTTGCAGATAATCGCTCCGCAACTCTGCAAAAGATAATTAAGAGCAGCGTGGTTTTTACCCTGTAGACGAATTGGTCTTCCGTCTAATGCTTTGATGACTCCATGCTGTGCTCGAGCTTGAATAGCATCGTTGAGTTCTTGGAACCCTTTAATACCTGTCAATAGTTTTCTTCGTAGCTCTTTACCACGATTAACTGCTTGAGTTTTCTTAGCTCCAGCAACGGTACCTAACTTAAAGTTTCCCCCTCCATAGATAAGGCAGTAGGTACAACTTTTTTGTGTTGACCTATCAACGCCGGAGATGGATGCCATGTGGGAATGGATGTCTCCTTCAACGACTTCCTTCGCAAAGGTGCCGTTATCAAACCGAGCAAGATAATGGGCAAGGCAACGGAGCTCCAGACCACTAGCGTCAGCACCAACTTGAACCCGATTGAGACCAGGGTGAAAAAGTTCTCTCGATTCTTTGTCACTTTTTACCTGCCCCAGATTGGGTCGCATGTGAGCCATGCGTCCTGTGTTGGTATTGAGTACACATGAATGGTGGATCTTTCCTTGCTTGGTGACTTTCTTTAGCCATGCGTTCTGTCCCTCTGATAGTTGACCTAAATGTTTTTGAAGGGTGAGGATACGTGCGAATTTTTTAGATTCATCTGTCCCTATTTCCTCCAAAATTTTTTCATCAATTTTTGCTTTACCTGTTTCTGTTTTCTCTAATGGTTCCCATCCTCTAAAAGTTTCAAAGGCGAAGGCTATGTGTTGTCTACTTGTAGGATTGAACTCTTTAAGTCTGCAAAATTCAGCACCTCGTACATAACCTTTATTTTTGTTAGGTCTTGCAGGGATGAATCTTCCACCATCAACCATTGTGAAAGTTGAGCGCATCTCGTCTGAGAGCGTTTCGAGTTCTCCTCTTAATTTGCCTTCTAACTTATGAGCCTTGGAAACATCAAAGGGAAAACCCTCTCGTTCTTGCCATGTCATGATCTGAGCGATCTTATGCTCAGTATTAATAGGCTTGGCATATTGCTCGAGCTTTGGCTCAAACAATTTTGAGAGTTGAACAGTAACCTCTACGTCTTGGACGCAGTACTCCAACATCTCTTTTGTATAAGTAGACCAATCACCCTTGAGCTGTTTTCCATACTCACTCTTCATAACCCCCAACCGATACCCCCAACTTTCGAGAGAATGTCTCCCATAAAGTTGAGCTGGCATGTTGGCTGGTCTTGACCTGTAATCACGATCAAGCATGTCTGTAAAGAACAGTCTTGAAAGAATCAAGGTGTCATAAAGCTTGGTCTTTTTCAGCTTGAAATATGGGTAGATAAAAGAGATAGCCTCTATATCAAATGCCACGATATTGTGGCCCCATAATTCATCAGCAACCATCAAACTTGATAAGCCTTCTGTGATGCTGTAGCGATTGTTTTTGTGATCGTCGTACCGTTCAATCTGACCTGTATCTAGATCTTGAGTAACTAGACAATGGATCTCACTAAGATCTCCTCTCATGAGCCCATTGGTCTCACAATCAAAGGCAAGTCTCATTGTCTCTCGGAACGATGAATGGTGGTTAAGGTCTTCCACCAAAAATCTTCAGTTAAATTTTTTGAACCGGTAATCCTATTAATCTCATCTAAATCCGAATTAAGGATTATCAAAGTAGGAAATAATTCAAGTTCATAAGTAGCAACAAGAGAGGGGTGGTTCTCTTTCCATAACTGAGAGATGTATGGAACAAATTCTGGATGCTTATGAATAACCTTGTCTAAGGTCAAGGAAGCATTCAGACATGGAGCGCAGTCCTTCATTTTGAAGAGGACTAATTTATGTGGACTAAAAGTCTTCATAGGTATCGGATGAGGTGGTTTCTGCGGATTGAACTTCTACTAATCGGCCCGTCTCTGGTGTATAAGACAAAACTCCACTTGGTCCCGTTCGGCCATTAAATCGATTTTTCAACGTGACTAATTCAGCGGTGTTATCACCTGACGAGATATTTCTTTGGATGCAGCAAACAATGTCACTTAGCTGTGCAATTGAGTGGCTACCTCTAAGTTGTCCTAGAGATATGGAAGCTCCATCTTCATGTCCTTTATCTCCATGATTTCTTCTGAGGTGAGAAATTAAAATCATTCCTACCCCACATTCCTCCACGAAGCTTCTGAGCCTGGTCATCACACGATCAATTA